TTCACAATCACCAGCAACCAAAAAAACTATAAGTGTTCCATCGTTGTGAGGATTCGTAAAAACCAAATTAGCATTGCCAGTTATTTTTAAATTCCTATATTTTTTTATGAAAACATTATTACCTCCCAAATTAATCGTTGTTGTTCCTGTTGATATTATTAAATCACCATCACTTCCATCTCCAAAGTTATATTGCATAAAACTTCCCAAATTCAAATTTATTCTTTGATTTGCCTCATCGTCACTAATATCAGCAAAATTCAAAAAATTCAATCTTGCTCTCTGCCCTACTAATGTTCCATCTTTATAAACCTCAATTGTCTGCAAATCCTCATAAGTTTTTTTTGTCAATGTCAGCATCATCTTATAAGATTTTCCTGGCAAATTATGGTTTTGTGCCGTAGTTCCTTCCTGTCCTCTTAAGATTGTTAGTTGGTCTCCTGATTTTGCGGTAACTCTAACAATCTCTTTATATGGGTCATCAGTAGGATCTGAATAATCAGTAGCATTCCACCACACCAAATTGTATTGTCCCTCTGTTGCTGGATCTGGTAACTTGCTTCCCTCACCCAAGGCTAATTGGATAGTTGTAGCAGTGCTATTATAACCCTGATTTACATTTACTCTACAAAAGTTTCTTACTGGATCGAAAGCCATTTTCTATCAAAGCCAACCCTGATTGAAATAATCGACCGTCTGGATCTTTATTGGCTCTATCGTTTCCACCTTAAAATCCTCTATCATTCTTTGTATGAAAGCCTCGTATAATTCCAATTTTCTATTTGCTTCTGGATGTCCTATTTCCTCAAAATATCTAAAGGCATTTCCATAAGCAAAAACTTCCCAGTAATTGTCTAAAATTGCTGGTATTTGGTCTGATGTTGTTGTAAATTCTGGCTGTTTAGGAATATACCAAAGTCTTATTCCGTTTGCTTGATCTGAAGATGCTGTAGGAAAAAGAAAGATTTGTGAAGCAAATAAATCCATCAAAGGTTTTGATTTTGGTTGAGATTGTAAAAGATTGTAAAACTCAAAAGGAAGATTGCCTAAATCAGTTTGATTAACTTTTCTCCACTTCGTATTATCTGTTGGGTCATCATAATTCACTTCCATTCTTAATATTGTCAGCATATCAATAGGCAATTGATAGTTTGCTTGTCCTGCTACTAAATCAGTCTTTTTTATTGTTCCAAAAATTTCTATTTCCTCTTGTGCCAATCTTCTTTGTATGTCAAGATAAGTTTCATTTGTAATTTCTAAAAGTCTTGCATCTGGTAATGTTATTGTTGTTGTATTTGTCAATCTTCTTGTTTTGTCAAAAATTTTTTGTAAGGTCATATTAAAAGGTCCTTAATGTGCGGACAGGACAGGGAGCAACCCCATCTTATCCTGAAAAATTAAGCGTAAAAAGCATCAACAGCAAAAGTAAATGAAGGAGAAGTTCCTCCTATATTCCATCTAATTCTCCAAAAACTAGAAACTAAAGCAGTTCCAATAGAATTAGCGGCAATTGTTCCATCACCAACAGAAGAGGCAATTCTATTATCTGCTCCAACAGAAAGACTTAAGTAATGTGGATTTGATAATGCTGCTGTAACCTGCGGAAAGCGAGCAACATCAACCCAAGTAGAACCACCATCTAAAGATTGCTGGAAAAAAATATCCAAAGTTGGAGATGTTCCAGAAGCAGCAGTAACACTTAATCTTATCAAAAGATTTTCAATATCAGCATCATTTATAATGATTGCTCCACTATTTCCGCTTGATGTTCTTGCTGCAGAAGGAACTAATTGTCGAGTTTTAAGTGGTATTCTTAAAGACATTTTAGGAAAGAAGTTTAATTATGACCATTAAAAAGGGGACTGGTTCATCACCAGCCCCCCATTAAACTATATAGCAGTTGCTGCACTTTCTACTCTTACAAGTCTTTCCTCCTGTGTTCGTGCTACACCCATATTGGTTTTAGCACCAACAGAACCTTTTTGTCCTAATGGGTTGGAAACAGAAAGGTTGCTTTCAGGAGGAAGAACATAAGTATTTACCTTGTCTGCAAGCCAGTAAGAAATTCTATAGGCATCAGCAGCAATAAAAGTTGTAGGATGAACTGTAGTTGATGAAGAGAAGGTAACAACATTAGGAGATTGAACAAATCTTACACCATCTATTGAACCAACTTCTCCAGTAAATATATTTTCAGGCATAGCATATTTGTGCATATCCATCCATTGACCAACTGATGTGTTGGATTTAAGGTCAAAAACTACTTCCGGAGTGGTAATAGCAACATAACCACCTCCTCTTTGTGAAAATTCTGGAGCAGCGTTTTTTCTTAATCTAGCAGCTGCTCTCCTTACTAAGTCTGCATCAAATAAATCTCCAGCAGCTAAGGCTGATCTTGATGTTTTACCACCAGCATAAATAACATTTGTTCCAGCATTAACAACTGTTTGAATAACTTCATCAATTCTTCTTGCCATTGCTTTACCAACCTCAGAAAGGGTTGTGTTTATCAAATCAAAAACAGCAGTTAAAGCAACTAAATCTGTAAGTTCAACACTAACACCGTATTGGGTTGGAGTTGTATCAATGGCATTAACAGAAACAGCAATACCAGTTGGAGGAGTTCCTTCTGTAAGAGTTGTTACAGAAGAAGTTGCAATTCTGTTAAATGTAAAAAACCTTGAGGTGTAGTTTCCTTGAGAAACACCTACAATTGTTCCAAATTGTTCAAAATAAAGATTAGGTTGAAGTGATTCTATAACAACCTTGTCATAATAAATCCCTAACGCCCTTTGTGCAGATTCAAGGTTACTCGTAGTTGTAGTAGCCATTTTTTATTACATTTCCACCAGAAACCTCATAACCTGTATCACCAATCTAAACTATTCTTCTGGATAGTAAATTTGTTTAAAGATCTGTTCTGCTTGTTCTTTAGTTATAGCCTCTCCTTTAGGTTCTGATGGATTAGAAGTTAATTTATTCGAACCTAAAGAAAATCCTGTTTGAGATGGTTTACTTTCAATTGTCTTTTTACCAATGTATCTTAAAATCGTATCTTCTATACTTTCACCACCTCTTCTAAATTGTATTATGTTTTCAATTTCATCAGAAAGTTCTGGATACTTTTTAGCAACAATATTCTCAAGTTCTAATCTTTCAACTTTACTCATTAAACTACCGATATCGGAAACACTTAGAAGTTCCCTTGCTTTTTCAAGTTCTTCTTCTAATTGTTTCCTTGCTTTGATTTCCTGTTCTAATTTTTGTCTTAAAGCCTTAACGGCAGGACCTTCTTCTATCTGTTTTGTTGCTTCTTGAAACTGTTCTTCTTTCTGAATTTGTTCTTCTTGAATTTGTTCTTCGCCCATTTGATACGCTTCTCTGTCCGGGAGCAGACAGAAAAGGAAAGTTATTTAAACGACTTTTATTTTAAACGCCCATTTGATACGCTTTCCTACCCGGGAGCAGATAGGAAAGGAAAATAATTAACAAATTTTAAATGTAAAATTCTAAAATTTCTGGTTTTGCATATCCACCTCTTAATTCTACCTGTCTTCTACAACCCTCTGAATTACATATCCAAGCCTTCCATTCCTCAACATATTTGTAAATTGACTGGTTAAAAGTTGATTGAACTCTATTTCCTCCGCAAAGGCAATAAAACTGATTATTGTAGAAAACATCTTTATAATGTTCGCATTCTTTAGCAGAAATACCGCAAAATTCGCAAATTCCACCTCTGATATTAGGATAAACAACTTTTTTTGTTTCTTGTGATGTTGAATTTTCTTGTTCCATTTGTTCTTCTTTTTTCTTTGCCATTTTATTCGTATTATACACACTAATTATGACCCTGTCAAGTTTGTGAATTCTAACTCAATAACTTTCATAAGATTTTCAGGTAAATTTTTTAAAAAATCAAGTGAAGATAGGCTTTCTCTGTATGCAATCAATGTCTCAAGTTGCGTTGGTGAATTCTCAAAATTCTGTATTACCCTTTCCCTTGTATCTTCAATAATTTTCTGGAAAACTCTCCATTCTTCTGATGCTGACAAAGATTTCAATCGTAAATAAAGTTCCTGTGCCTTTT